CGTCGAGCTATCTGTCTCAGGACTTTCAGACAGTGCGATAGATTTTCCAAGTACCCGCTCTTCGTCTGATAGCAAAGCATAATCTTCATCTGACATATCAAGGATGCTTAACGCATCCTCAACTTGTACATCTTCCGTATCTTCCATATCTTGCTCGAGGGCGGCTTCAGACATTACATACCCCTCTCTTCTTCAATCGCGTACATCTCAGCCCGTGCATCAGCAATAGCGCCTTCAGCTTGATCGCCCATCATGTGAACCATAGACAGGTATTGATCCAGCTCGCCAATAGCATCAATTGATTTGAGAATGGCTGTTTGCTTTTCTACGTTTTGCATAGGAGGCGCAGCTTTCAAAGTCACTAGACGTACTGCTTGGTTTTGCAGGTATCCGGTATGAATTACTAGTTTGAAGTCGTCATTGTTCTGTAAACGCTTTAACGCATCTGAGTGCGCGATACAGTCTAATGCTTCAGCCATACCGACTGAAATTTCTTCCATTGCTTCATCAATCATATAAGTGTGTCCTATCAGTGCTCGTTAGATAACAGGGTGTACACGGCGAACTGTAAGCACACTAAATAAATTTTTCACAACTATTTTCCACTTAGGTATTGTCTGAGCTGGGAAACTGATTCATTTTCCCTGGCGAAGTTTTGTTTAACCCGTTCTAGTTCCATGTTGCCACGGGCTTGTTCTCCCTGAAGTTCTTTATCACGTTCCTGCTTGACACCGGATTCCTGCTCAATAAAGTCCAGGTTCTGCTTGTCAGTCTGGCTACTTAGCTGCCCTACCTTTGCCTGCTCAGTATCTGTCTTAGCATCCTTGAGAACAGCATCACTCTGGTTCTCCATAGCGCGTGACTGGATCTCCATGATCTCCGCTTTAAGCTTTTCAACCTCTAGCTGCTGGATTTCCTGTGCAATAGGATCGGGTTCGGGTGCGTACTTTTCAATTTCTTTTGCAAGCTCTGGCATTTTTCGCAAACGGGCAATGTCTCTCAGGATGATTTTCAATAAGCCAATATCAAAGCTGCCACCAAGGGTCTGCATCATGAAGGAGAGTTCTTGCGCTTTTGTGTTGTCTTCTTCGATCGTACTAATATCCATTCGGATATCGAAGTTACCGCCAAGGTCTTCGCGGCGTATTGCAACAAAGCTGTCATTGGTAATACGTACAATTTCTTCATCTTCAAGGAACTCTGCGTTCATTGAGATTATCTTGCGGCCCACCTCAATCATGCCATCGGCAAGTCTTCGCAATAGCCCGGTCTCTCGCTTGCCTGCTGCATCGATAGCGCCAGTGATGCCTGTCGCTACTTGGCCTAACGCGCCCGAGTTGATACCCGATGAAAAAGCTTTAACACCTGACATAGATTCCGCATCAATATTCTGTTGCTGCAGTAACCATTGTGCTGAATTAGGAATCTCGGGTGACGCGTGCATATAAAATGCCATGCGTGGATCAACATTGCCGTTGTATTCATAATCACGGCCTGACATAAACTTGCGACGGTTAACTGCATCAAGCGCGTCTTTACGAACGCCCATTTGGCCATTAGCCGAGCGACCCATGATATCTAACATACCTCGAGTGACTGCGCCGATAACCTTCTGGTTATCAACTAGCAGTTCACCATCTGGTTCGCCATAGAGTGAATTTTTAACAGGCAGTGCTGCGACAAATACATAGGGGAGTTTCTTGTCAGGAAACGGCGTGGCAGACATACGGATAAGTACATCGCCTACCCAGGCTGCTATGAAAGGGACGGTGACGCCTTTGCCTGTCATATCGTAAAAGCCGGTATACTCATAAACAACGACAACCTTTCTGGGGGTGTCTTTATGTTCAAAGTTGCCGGTGTCATCAACAAAATCTGAATCGTGCGAAAGCAGCGGAGAGTTGGCATCTACATTGATATCGTCAATGTTGCTGTACTTGCCATCTTTTTTCAGCTCGGAGATTGATGATTCAAACGTGTGGATAATAAAGCCAGCTTTATCTAAGTCGCCTCGGCAAGAGGGGTCTACAGTAATGTCTCGTGCGTTGCAGATTTCTAAGCCAGGTTGGTTCCGCAGTACCTTGATTTCCTTAACGTCTTCATAGCCAAGTATGTTTGCTTCTAGCGGCTGCTGAGTTCGCATGGATTCTTCGTGGGCAAGCCTAAGTTCTTCTGGGACTTCTGCTTCATACGCCGTGGGGTTATCTTGCATCATCTGGTGCAGTTCTTCGTGAAGAGGAGCAAGCTCCATGTTCACAGAGTATTCAACAATCGGCTTTTGAACGACTATCTCTTCTTCAGAGTATTCCCAGCTGAGCTTTATAATGGCGGTGCCTTCGTCAACAACAGATCGAACATAACGATCAACAAACTTTTGTTTGTGCAGTTTTGTGTTCATTTGGTTATTAAGAATTAGTGCGTTCTGGTTGGCGGCTTCTGTGTCTTCCCAGGTTACAGGCGAGAGCGTGTATAGGTCTTCCGTTGCTAGAAAGGGCTCAGACAAAGAAGCGTAGCGCCATTCGGCTTGTTTGCGGATAAGCTTGGGCTGGACTCTGGAGTACCCTTTGGGCACATCAATGATCGCACTACCTGTAATGTTTAGGTTATCAAGCCAGCCATTTATCTTTAGCATCTGCGCATCATGCGCTTGCTTGGCTTCGGCCAAGTCTTGCTTTAGCGTCATAACACTAGGGGCGTTAGTCCACTCTTTAGGCGCAATGCTGATCCGAGGTGCATTCGCTGCACCCGACGACTCGTTATTATGTTCCATGTATTACGCTCGCTACCAGATCAATAGCGGCTAACGTAACAAGGCCTAATAAACTTTTCTGAGAAATAATCTATCAATCTAAGGATAGCCTCGAGATACCAGCTTAAAGTGCCCGTCATCTTCGTCAAGATCGAAGTTAGCTTCCTTAAGTTGGGCGACAGCCGCCTCAAACTTCATAGCGTAGTTGTTGCCGTCATGAAACTCTCCACTAATGCCTTGTGGGGTCGTTGCGCGGGACGCTATGTAATAAACCAGAGGCTCTAAGTAGGGAGAGGCTAGATAGATCGGTATACTTCCGGGTTGCGTATTAGCAGCTAAATCTGCAATAGCGGGGTGATCTGCACGAAACACTACACGCAGACTGGTCGTTTCAAGTAGCCAAGGCGCTGCTATAGTGTCGCTGGGGATGACTAGTGAGTTATACCTGGGTGTCCTCACAGCTTCGACATTAGTAAGCTGGTTCATAGGCAGTAAGTATTCTTTTTGCTGGTAGGTGCCGTAGACCCGTTCAATGCGCATTAAGTTATCTTCAAACGTTTCTTCCGAGTCGTTGATATACTTTGCTTCTACGGACGCCGCATTACTTTGGGCAAACGGATAAGTCAGGCTGTAGGACACTTTATCCGCAATAAGCTCTACTTTGAATTCTTGTTCACGCAACAAAAATCGTTTATGCAGCTCAGTAAGCCCCAGCTTTACCAAGGGCAAGAGCCGTTTAAAGTTTTCAGGGGATATCCCGTCATCGTCTGAGTCAATGTCACCAGCGCCCACTACAACGCGACGAAGCTCGCCATAAGCCAGCTGGTCATAAATATCATCTAGTAACATATTATCCTCACACAATGTATGAACTGAGTACGGAGTCCTCAGTATCTTCTTCTTCAATTCCCCAGCGTCCAGTGCCGTCATCACTGACGGCCCCTGGCTGAGATGGCCGCCAAGCGTTGAGCAGCGGTAACTGGGATACATTATCTATAAAGTCATCATTTTTGCTGCGAAATCCGCCAGGAGAAGCCAAACTTAATTCATCAATAGCTTCAGTCACGAGATAAGACTCTTTGGTTTCTTGTGGCATGTAGATCTTGCCTGCCTTAAACAGGGGGACTGCTACGTTGAAACGTACCATCTTATTGGTTGTAGGCCGTATGCCTGGGCTACCTTTGTTGCCTTCTGAGGCCAAGGAGAAGTAAATGTTGCGGGTTAACATTTCACCTTGAATCCATGGGATGAAGCCTGCCTGTTGGCCGCTGACTTCGATGCCCACTGACTGCGGTCGATAGATTTGAGCAAAGCGGAACAGATCGTGGATATTAGCGTCCATCAATTGGCGCTTGCAGACACCATCCACGAGGAACCAGTCGCCATTGTTATTAAACGCCCAGACGCAGATCACCGAGTAGTCGGCTGCAGTGTTGGCGCTAGTGGCAAGATCCGTTGTGATGTAAAAGTTGAATCGGGACATGTTATCTAGCAGGTTAGTTCGGCTGTACCAGCGGATGTCTTCATCCTTGATCAGGCGATCTTCATCCGACATGATCCGTAGCATCAGCTCCTGGTTAAAGGTATCGACCTTGCCCAGCTTGATTGCTGTATCATATTTGCTTTTCACGTAGTGATAATCGAAACGATCAGGCCAGCTACTGCGGAATTCTTCTTGTGGGCAAGGAAAGCGCTCACAGACGGGGAATACGTTGACTGTCCATGCGCCTGATTCGACAGCCTTGTACAATGGGTCTCTTGCATTAAAAGGCGTGCCTGACCAAATCACTAAGCTTTTCTTTGGGTGCAGCGCATAGTCAACTGCCTTGTACACCGTGTCTTCTATGGCGCTGATGACAGTAGCAGATCGTGCATCTTCATCGGACAGCAAGTCATCAAGGATAGCCAGTTGGGGCCGCTTGCCCATCTCTTTAGCCCCTCGAACACCCGTCTTCGCGCCGTAACCTTTGACGATAAAAGCCTTGTTGTTGCGGTTTCTAAACTCCCAGCGGATATCTGTGAAGCGGATATTGGGTACGTACTCTTGTAAGAACTCTGAGTTTTCCCAGCGGAACTCCAGGTTCTTGCGCATGTTCTTGACCCCGTTCTCTATCGAGTCTGAAACATACAACGCTAGATCAATAGAGCCAAAGCCGGGGACGCTCCCGTACACCGCAATGTACAAGAACAGATACTCACCCATGACTGTTGTCTTGGCGATGCCGCGATGGCAGAGGTTGGCGATCCTTGCCCCATTGAGCGTCAGGGTATCCAGCATGTGGTAATG